CCCACGCCCCGTGGCGTGTAAGGGTGCATCTTATGGGGAATACTTTAGAGGCGGACGGAAACAGACAGTATTATGTGGGGAGATATTGGGATTGGAGGGGGGCAAAGGAAACTGCGAAAGCCTTAGACGAGGCTATTGAAAAAAAAGTAGAATCCTTGGACAGGCTCCTCGAAGAAATAGGCACATCAAAGGAAAGAAATAAAGAACTAATAACTACTTTTTTAAAGGAGCGATAACAAATGATGAAAAGGAATGAATTTAAAAAAAATCTTAAAAAGAACTTAAAGGCGTTGAAAGCCACTAGCGAACTTTTAGCAAAAGACATTGAGGCAGGGGAGTTTGAAAACCCTGCATGGTTAGGCCAGGAAATAAAAAATCGTGACGGTTCTTTAAATTGGACAATGAAAACACGCACCGGCCTGGCCTCGATAGATGATATAGACGACGTCATGAAGGGCAAAGATAACACGATGATAATGAGGGAGAAAAAGCCAAGAAGTGAAGTTACTATAATCATTGGTATAGGTTGCGGGCACATTCTAAATCAAATCTTAAAAGGCAGGGACAAAGAGCACACTGTTATTGTCGTTGAGCCTGTCTTGGCGCTTATCAAAACAGCATTATGTAATTATGATCTAAGTAAAGAGCTAGACCATGACATTTTATTTGCTTCCAACGAATCGGAAATGTATCAAATCCTTACTATGGTCAATGAATCTTATGTTATAGAAACATATCCTATTATCAAAGATTCCTACACTATAGTATTCCCTGAAACTTATATGATCTTAATTAAAGAAACTATGGATACACTAAACAATATTTCCGCAGGCGTTGGAACTGCCATGTCGCATGGTGTTGATATGGCGTTTAACGACATTAGAAACCTCCCCTATTGTTTGCCCCATCCTGGTGTCAAGCATTTGAAAGATAGGAAAAAAGGATGCCCTATCGTCATGGTGTCAACCGGGCCAAGTCTATCAAAAAACATAATGGCGTTAAAAGAAAAACAAGAAAATGTGTTTATTGTCGCCGTTGGCCAGGCAATGAGAATTTTACTCGCTCATGACATCCGGCCAGACATCGCTTGTTCGGTGGATTTCGGGAAAGTCAACATGAGTCATTACGAGGGTTTGTTTGATCAAGATGTCCCCATGGTTTTTTTAAACCGCACCTACTCACCGCTATTACAATCATATCGGGGGCCAAAATATATCGCTTCAAACAACCCGGAGGAAATGTTATCAAAACATTCTTGTGCTATTATCAATAATAAAGGCCACCTGGCAGCCGGGGGCAGCGTTGCGCACTTTGCACTTTCATTGTCTGTCTACCTGGGCGGGTCTCCTATAATGATTATCGGTCAGGACTTAGCACTTACAGGAGACAAAAGCCACTTTGACCAGGCGGATAGCGCAGGGGAGATCAAAGTTGAAAATGGGTGGATTTATTGGGAAGTAAACGACCCGAACTCCCCCCTGTTTGGCGAAAAAAATAGTATGGGGCCAGCAGATTATGTGGAGGGATATTTCGGTGAAGACGCTTTAACAAACTGCGGACTGGCTTCTTTTGTCTTTTCTTTTGAAAATCTAATGTCCGGCCTGCACAAAGACGCTCATGTAATCAATTGTACTGAGGGCGGGGCTAATATTAAAGGCATGGAAAAAATGAGTTTACAAAAATCACTTGAAACCCACGCCTGGGAAAAAGTAGACAAGACTCTTACGAACAAGTTTTTAGATTTGCAATCAGTCATCTCAGATATTGACGAGACAAGGGAGCGACTAACTAAAGATATAAACAACATGAGTATTATTGTTAGTAATTCAGAAAAAGGGATTAAAGAAAATAACAAGGCCAAAGTAGAGACGTCAACATCAAAGCTAAAAGGTATTCTAGCCAAAAATGAAACGTATTCTAAAACCGCCCATGAAGCTACAAAAGAAGACCCGTTGTTATCCCTTGCTATCTACCAGGCAAGCCGGAGAATTTTTGGCTCTGATATGCAGGCAGACGGGAAAAATCTACATAAAAGACGAGACGAGGAGGACTTTACAACAAGGCTAAAAAGAAATGAATTTATTCTTGACGCTGCATTAAAAGGGGCCAAGGATTTAAAAGAACTTTATGAAGAAGTCAAAGAATTACTGGACAGTGTGACGATAGACAATTTGTCTGACACTTTAAACAATAAAGTGCACAAAGAACATGACCCCAATATTGCCGAGTTTAGGGAGTATTTAGAGAAAGGGAATTACTCCTATCCCATTACTTTTATTAGGGGGCACAGGGAAGGAAGTCTTTTAAAAACTGAGATACTAGAAGAAGCTGTAAAAATGCGTAATAAGATTGAGAAAAAAATCAAGTCTAATTATCATCCAAAGGAGACGGACAAGAAACTTGAGTATAACAGGTTAATAGAAGATGCCCGCCTTATTGGTAGAGAAAAGGATAATTTTGAAAAAGCAAAAACAATGCTGGAAGACGCCATTAAACTTTATCCAAAAGACCCAACGGCCATTTGGGGGCTTGCTTCTTCTTACCATTATATTGGTGAGCATGAAAAATCAGTGGAGGCTTTTGATAAGTTAATCAAAAAATATCCTGATAACCTACAATTTCAATTCGAAGCTGGCCATGTTGCGCTTAACATTGACTTAACGGAGGGCTTCAAAAGGATAGGGCAAGTGATGGAAAAGACCGAAATCTATGACCACTATCTTGCCCCATTAAGTAGACTATATATAGAGGCCAAAAGACCACAAGAAGCCCTAACCCTGCTGGAAACTTATATAGATAAATTCCCATTAGATTTAGACGTCTTGCAACGTCTAAAGGATTTGTATATTTCTTTAGACATGCAAGACAAAGCTTCTGAGGTGGGCAAGAAACTTGACGATCTAAGTACCACTAATTGACCAGTCAGGATCAAACCTTAATTTATTTGTATAAGTTATTGATTCACCTGATTGCTCAACACAACCCAGGACTCTTGCGTTCGCAGCCACCGTTGGATAAGTAGTTGTCACCGATCCATCGCTGGTTGTAGAGTCCAGGTAAAACAAATACCCGATCTTGTCAGAAAGCATATTACTAATCAACGTGTGCATGTACACACCTTTTCTCAGTACTATCGCTTGACTATATGCTATTGCGTAAGACTCCATGGCAATTCCAAGTACTCTGTTTTCTGTACTATCTGTTGGGTCTGGGTGCATCCATTGTCCTGTTGAGTTTAAAACTACAACGTTTCCATAACTCACAGCTGACACCATTACCTGGCTGTATTGCTTCCAACCCTTTCCGGTTCTATCTGTTGTTATATAACGGGGCATAGGTTGTGCCCAAAAGTCTCCACCGTTAACGAATTCCTCTTCCATTACCGTAACTTGAAAATCTCTTAAATCTTCTGCGCTAATTTGTCCGGTGACATTGTCGGCTAACAGTGCCAACAAGGCCGCCCGTGTTCTTTGTTGTTGTGCCATTTTGTTCTCCTTATTTTTTTACGTTGGCCGTCGAAAAGCCGAACTATAATGATCCGCATAAAAGCCCCCACCCCTGTGTGCATCGCATGCAAGAGAGAAAGCCCCATCAAAAGCCCCTACTAAATATTCGCCCTCGTAATCATAGGCGTTTCTAAAACTATTATCAAATTCCCGGCCAAATGAGCCAGGATAAAAAGCGTTGTCGTTAAACACGCCGCTATCAAAAGACCGATCAAATGCCCGGGAGTACTCTACACCATACCAATCATATAAAGCTATCATGTGGCCTGGCTTAATTCGGTTGATCTGAAACATCAACCCGGCAATCCTTCTTTCAATATCATCGCCATGCTGAAAGTTAATATAAACATGAAAAAAGAAAATATTTGTCTGAGACCCGCATGGAGAGCCCGCTGTAAAATGCCCACACCATGCCGGGGCATGCTGTAAGATCGTTACTGTATAACCTAACTCTAGCGCCAAATCTTCAAAATGGCTGGCGTCTAATCGGCCAATTGCCACGGCCTTGGCTTTAATTACCGCTCTTCTTTCGTCGTCGGTTGCCGGTTTACTATAGCCAGGGTCGGGCAGGCCGAAATCATATTCATGCTCGTCTAACAACTCCGAAGTATAAGTATAAATACTTTCACTTATTAAGTCGTAATTCCTTTGGTCAAACCTTGCCGGTTCTTGCGCAAAGCCAAGGTACATACTTCCCCAATTAGAATCGGGGTCAGTGTTCCACAAAAAACCTTTTGGTTGTAAAGCAAAAAGGGCGTCTTTATAATTCTCTGCTGTTTTACCTATAAACATTTAATAATCTCCAAAGGTAAGCGTGCCTAGTTGTGGCAAGAAGTTAACCGAAACCCCTGTATCTGCTGCCGGTGTATTTAGTCTGAAATATTCCAGGCCTATTGTATTTGAGATAACCCCCATAAGATCGGAATATCTAACCGTGTCACCAGGGCCAATTGTTAAAATAAAATCTTCTATCCTGGTTTGAATTGCACTTTGTACCGTGCCGTTGTTTGGATAAATGTCAACGTCAAAATTTACAGAGGTAAAAGACAATTCAATCATTATAATACCTGGCACAGCCCCAACGGGTGCGCCAACTACTAAACCGGTTGCCGGGTCGGTATGCTCGACAAAATATAATCTAACAACCTCACGCTCGGCTGCATCCGGGAATATATTTGTATCGTTATCCTTTACAAAAGCAACACCAATTGTCCCGACTCCCTGGTATTGTGGAAAAGACCAGGCTCTAGTCACGCCCGTGACTTCCAACGCCCAGGCCTCATAATCAAAATCAGCCCCACCCGCAGGTGGTTGTCGTTTCCTTCTTAACACCCTAGCCCTGTATTGCTCTTCTGTCTCTTCGTCTTCTCCCAAAGTGATAGCCGTTGTAACGGTGGTTGTAGTGCTTACTCCCAAAATAGGTGAAACAAATTTA